TGTCCATCTCCTTTAGGCGCTGGCCGGGCTTCATGATCTTGACGGGCGGTTCCTTGAGCGCCTGTGCCAGCCCTTCCCAGAAACTCTGGATGCTGGTGGCGACCTCAGCACGGCCAGCGCCGATGGTCATGCGGAGCTTGCGGAAGCCCTCGGCGAGTTGTTCCTCGGTGGGCCGGAACAGGTCACCGAGGGTGCGCATGGGCTTGACGGGCATGTTCGCCAAGGCGGCCAGAGCTGCGGCGCCCTGCTGCACGGCCAGTTGGTCGTTGTATGCCTGCATCCGCTGGGCGTCGGCCCGTTGGCGGCTCAGATCCTCGTAGTTCTCGATGTACGCCTGCACGTTGGCGATGCGCGTGTCGAAGGCGTGGCTCTCCTCGGGGATGATGATGTCCGTAAAGAACTTCACCCCGTGCCACATGCCGTCCCAAGCGACCTTCTCCTGCGCTTGCAAGTCGGCCAGCTCTGCTACGGCGGCCTCTCGGCTGGGCATGGAAGCTAGGAAATCGTCGTGGACCTTGACGCCCTCGGCGACCTTGGCCTTGCCCTTTTCGATGTCGGCCAAGACGTTGCCGAGCATCTCGAGTTCTTTCTCGATGACGATGATAGCGAGGCCGATCAGTCCCAGCGCAGCGAGCTTCCACGCTATCCCGAAGGCGGTCCCGGCAGCCGTGCCGGTGATGCCCATGATGCTGATGAAGCCCGCCATGGCCCGAGGGATAAGCCCGGCCAGAGCCGTGATGGGCCGCATGATGGCGCTGCTGGCAGCAGTCGCTACGAGCCCCCACTGCGCGGCCATCAACTTGCCCGCCCCGCCCAGCGGCAGCATCGAGGCCATCATCTTGAGCCCGAACCGCAACGCCAGGATGGCAGACAGGGCTGTGACGATGGGCGTGACGAACTTGGTGATGCCCGGGAAAGCGCGCGCAAGCTCGGCCAGTCCGTCGACTAGGCTGCTGGCCCAATCCACCAGTTGCTCGACCACCGGGATCAGGGTGGTGCCCAAGGTGATAGCGAAGTCTTGCACCTTGTTGCCGAGAATGTCCCACTTCTTACTGACGGTGTCCCACCGTTCCGCGGCCATCTCTGCCATCGCCGTTTCCTCGGACCAGCCCTTGGCGCTGTCGCTGAGGGCGTCGGCAAGGTTGCCCTCGTTCCCGGTGCCCAGCGCAGCGACGATCTTGGTAAGGCCACGCTGGAGGCGGATGTCCTTGAAGCCCGAATCACGCAATGCGTCCAGCCGCTCGAACGTGTCTAGCCCGCTGAGCCCCTCGATGAACTTGAACATGGCGGCGCTGGCGTCACCCTTGAACAAGTTGGTGAAGGCTTCTGAGGTCATGTTGGCGGACTTGGCCGTGGCGTCGAGTAGCGGCCCCTGCGCAGCCACGCTCTTCTGGATGATCAGGCCAAGGCGCTGGAGGGTCGTACCACCAGCCTCAGACTTCTCGTCCACGTTGGACATAGCCGCAGACCATGCCAGCAGGTTCGGCACGCTGATGCCGAGGGTGCCGAACGCACCGCTGGCACGCTTGGCCATCTGGATGATCTCGTTCTCGGTGCTGGCGCCGCTGATGCCCAACTGCACGACGGCGCTGCCGAACCGGTCGAAGTCCTCTGTCGCAAGGCCCATGACCGTCCGGATCTTACCCATGCTGCTGGCGATCTCAGCCGGGTCTAGGTCGTCAGACAGCTTGCTCAGGGTGCCCGCCACCCGCACGAAGTCCTTGATGGCTTCCGCAGGCACACCGATGGCACCGGCTGTCTCGGCCATCTGGGCCATCTCATCGTGTGCGATCGGGATGACCTTGGTCAAGTCCCGCAGGTCTTGCTCGATCTGGCCGTAGATCTCACTCGAGTGTTCCTGCTGGCTCTCGGTCAGGTCGATGGTGCGGCGTACGCCCGCCATGCTATCTTCCCAATCGATCGCGGCCTTGGTGGCCTTGGCCATGCCAAGCGCGATGCCGACAGCGCCCAAGCCCACGGCGTTGCTCATCACGGCGCTCGTGCGGATGGCGCTGGCCTTGGCGGCGGCCATCCCGGCAACGAAGCCTGCGGCGTTCAGGACCATGTTGACCCTGAGCGTGAAACCGCTACCCGCTGCCATCAGGTTCGCCCTCCTGCATCCTGCCGCCTAGTAGGGCGAACACGCCCATGGACTTGTTCTTGATATCCTCCCACGAACTCTCGTGCGGGCCATCCTCCTCCGGCATGAAGTCGCTAGGCAGGAACGGCTTGCGTCGTTTCTTGGGGTCTCTCACGGTGTTGGCCACCATCGAGGTGATCAACCCGGCACGCCAGTTGTCGGCCTCGAAACCCCACGGCTCCAACCCATAGAAGGCTTTCCATTCCTGGAACTCAGCGCTGTCGATCCAGCGCTGAGCTTCCTTGACTGACTTGTGCCCGAGCGCGAGTGTTAGGCGGAACCAGAGTCTCCGCTCGGGACGACTTTTAGTGCTTTGGTCAGTTCCTCGATATCGTCATCGCCCATGCCGCTCAGGCGTTGGGCCACATCGAACACGCGCCCAAGCGCCGTCGCCGACTTCTCGCCAAGCGCGTCCACGTCGGACGGCCTGAACAGCAGCTTGCCTTCAGAGTCGACTATGGAGAACGACACCAACCTCGCCCGGAAGTTGTTGTAGTTGGTGGAGTAGTTCTTGCCTTGGATCTCCACCATGGACCGCTCGAACTTGTCCCGGAGAGCGCCGGTCATGCCGCGTACGATCACCGACCCGCCCCACTCTGGGACGGGCACGGTCTCGGATGCGATATCTTCTGCCCCGAGGATAGTGAGGCGATCCAGGATCACCTCACCAACCACGGGCTGGTCCTCCGGCTTATCTGCCGCTGCGCCACTCGGGTTGCGCATTAGGCGGACGCGAAGGTGGGCTCGCCGCTCGGCCGCAGCGTGCAGTCTGCGGCAAGGTGGCCATCGACCGGAGCCGACATGCTGAACCCTGTGCAGTATGCGACGAACGTCCAGTTGGACCCGTCAGGGAAGGTGAGGACGTAGTCGTCCAGCGCCTTGTCCTTCCATGCTTGGATCAAGCCGGTCTGGTCGTCGTGGCTGGCATCGACGCCATTGAACACCAGCGGGAAGGTGACCTCCCCGGTGCGCTTGATCGTGGGGATGAATTCCTCCACGCCGCCGTCAGACTGGTGGTTGGTGATCTCGTCGGTGTCGGTCGAAAGGTCTGGCCCTTCGATATCCATCACCTGTGCGATCAGGTTGGTCTGCTCCTGCAAGGTGCCCGCACTGAACACTGGTGCCGGTGTGATGGCAGTGCCGCCACGGGAAGCAGAGACTTCGAACGTGGTGATGGAAGCCGCAGCGGTCACGTAGTACGTGCGCCCGGTCTCGAGATTGGTCGGCCCGGTGATGGCCGTGAACTTGACCCGGTCACCTACGGTGAGCAGGTTGTCGCCGGTGTTGGTGATGACAACGCCAGACGAAGATGCGATCGTGACCGCTGCGATGGCGGCTCCACGCTGAATGGTGGTGCCGAGAGTGCCTACCCCTTCGCTCATAGAGCCTCCTTATGGTGCTGGACCCGACTCATGCTACTACGCCCGAGCCGGTTCATTGAACTGAACCATGCAGTCGATGATACGTCGATATTTGTCGATCTCCTGGTCGTACGAGTCAAAGTCGAGGTCGGTGTGGATGGACGCGATCTTGAGTGGCCCCCAATAACCGTTGTAGCCGTGTAGGCTCTGCCGTAGCTCCTGCGCCAAGTCGGTCATCTGGTCGTAGGTGTTCGCCCACACGTCCCACTGGACACGGACCCGCATATACGTCCCTACCGTCAGGCCGGTGTGGGCGTCGTCGTGTGTCTTGAGTGGCCCCACAGCCGGGATCACCTGATACACGATGGCAGGCATCGTGGCGATCTTGGGCAGCGTACGCGGGTAGACGCGGTCGCCCACGGCGGTGAACAACCCGTTGTAGCGGCTGAACAGGGCGCGGCTCAGGAGGATGCTCACCAGATCGCCGCCAATGCCGCGTACAGCCGGTGTTCGACCTTCTCTACGGCCTCGTCAGCCTTGCGGTCGAGGGTGCCACGTACGATGTGCTGGGCCGGGATGACGCTGCCGTGCTGCTTGTAGCCCAACTTGCCACCGAACTCCAGAACGCCCGCATACCGGTCCGGCTGCTCGTCGTCGGGCACACCGCCGACCTTGCCAACGTAGGCCGACGCCACGGCTGCGTTCACGCCGCCGAGTGCATCTCGCAGACCGCCCACGTTGGGTGCCAGCTTGACGGCCTTCCGGTAGTGGCCATCCTCCACGGGCACGCTGCGCACCCACTCGTCCTTGATGACCTCCATGCCTTCCATGGCGGCGGCGGTGAGGACTCGGCGGCTAGCCACTAGCCCCAAGGCATTGAGCTTGCCGAGGAACTGCGCTTGGTTCACGATGACGAAGCCGACGCCATTCTGGACGGAACTCATATGGACGTGAACCTCGCTGCGAGCGTAGTCAACTTGTGGGCCTTGGTGGTGGACACGCGCTCGATCTCATAGGTGTCGGAGCCGTTCACGACCCACATCTTCGTGGTGATCAGCGGCCAGTGCCCACCTAGCACGATGAGCCAGTGGCTTTCGGCCTCCGTGTAGCGCTCCTGCCGGATCTCATCTGTGTACGGCATGATCGTGGCGGGGATGCTTTCCATGCCGGTCACGTCACTCAGGGCGTCCACCTCAGCGCCACTGGCGTCACGTGTCGGGGTGTTGCTCTGGATGGCGACCCGGGTGGTGTACCTCACGCGAATACAGGGGGCGCACACAGCGACCAGAGGAGGCGCTGCTTCTCCTGCTCGTAGTCGGCGTAGGACTCCTGCCACGTAGCCGCGCCCGTGAACTTCTGGCCGGGCTGGGCGTTCAGCTCCAACTGGATCAGTTGCAGGAACACCACCGTCTTGCGGTCGAAGTCGACGTCAGGCGTGTAGGCGATGGTGATCATCGGCCCCCAATACCCCGTGCTCCGCAGGAGCTGCCCATCGATGATGTAGTCCTCGGCCACGCCAGCCACCAGCACTGTCTCAGTGCCCACGCTGTCCGTGGTCTTGACTTCGGTGATGCTGCCAGCGACTGGCGGGTAGCGGAGCTTGAGAACGGGCAGCCCACCACTCCGGTAGTTCACCTCGCTGATGGCGGTGTACGCAGGAGTGGAGCCGCTATAGGCGCGCTTGCCGCACATATGGTCGATCTCTTGCTCGGCAGCGTCCATCAACTTCTGTAGCGCGGCAGCCACGAGCGCGGTCTCGAAGTGTTTCCGGACCTCTGTCTCGGTCATCAATGTGGCGGTTGGCATGTATCACTCCTTGGCCCAAGTGGGGGGACGAGCGGACCCGCCCCCCACGAGGCTGTTACGGGAGGAGCGTTGCGCCGACGCTGTAGGTCATGCTGTCGGTATCAGCGACGGTCACGGCCAAGCGCCATTCGTGCGGCAGCACGTCGTTCGCGGTCAGGTTGGCCGCTGCCACCAAGCCCGGGTAGACAGTCAGCACGGTCGTGGCGACTGCGGCAAGGGCGGCGCTCGCGAGGATGGTGTAATACTTCCCGCTCGTCGGATCCTTGCCCTGCAACGTGAACGTCACGGCAGCCGCAGCCGGGTCCACTGTGATATCGATGACGACCTTGACGCCGCGCCAGCGGCGGTTCTTCTGATCGGCCGTATTGACAAGAGCCGTGCGCGCAGCACTTGCGAGCAGGGTCGGGGTGGGTGACTGAGCCACAGTCGCCTCCTTAGTCGGGAGCCGGATCTCGGCTCGTGCTCACATAGTACAAGCCCCGCTTCCGGGATTTCCAGCAACGGGGCTCGGCCATGGTCCTGTGGCAAGGCGTGTCAGTCGTCGGCGTCTGGTTCGCCGTCGAATGGGGCTACTTCCATGACCTTGACGGCCTCAGCCTTGGGGTCGTCCTCCTGGATACTGGCGGCCTTGGCGGTGTTGCCCTTGCTCCGCTTATAGGTGCGCGTGGCCTTGGGCGCGTTGGCGTCTGAATTCTTGACCTTGACCTCAGGGACGGGCTGCATGGTCACCGCGTCTACCACGATGACCTTGCGCTTGCCTTCCCTGTAACCGGCGATGCCCCGGCGAGGTGAAACGTGTTGTGCGGGAAGCCGCACGACGGTGTTGTCTGCTGGCATGTCCTCGTCCTTACTCGGTGCCCCGACGACGGGGAGCAGGAGCTCCGTGGGTGCCGCTGCTGGCATATACCCACGGAGACTGCCGCCCCGTATCAGGTCAGTGTTGGCCACTGGTCAGGCTAGGCTCTTACGCCCACTGGTCCAGAGTGATCTCCACGAACGCGGTCGGGTAGAAGATCGGGAACGCAAGTCGTTCCTCGAACAGCACCACGATCAGGTTTCGGATGAAGAAGTCGCTGTGCTGGTCCGCAGTCAGCACGGTGATGGGCTGCCGTTCGAACACGGTAGCGCCAGCACGCGATCCTACGAGCGCGGTGCCCGCAGTAAGTGCTTCAGTCTCGACCCTCTGGAGGCTCCAGATGGACTGGTTGAAGCCGAAGTTGCCGATGGGGTTGCCACCCCGGTAGAGGTCGTTCTGATCCTTGAGCAGATCGAACTCTTCGGAGTCCTCGGGGTTGATAGCGATCCAGTCCGCAGTCATGCGGCTCAGACCGGTCTTGACCATGCGCCGAGCGGTGCGGATACCGTCGAGGTTGTCAAGGTTGGTGGTGTCGAGGTCGAGGGTCTGGAGGCCCGTGACGTTCTGCACACCTTCGAGGTTCGGCGGGGTGCCGTTCCCTGCAAGAAGCTGGTCCTCTTCCTCGAGGCGCAGCATCAGGCGGCCCTGATTGTCGATCAGGCTCGCGATGACACCAGCGTCGGCGAGTGCCTGCCGGGTGGCCACCATGTAGGTAGCGATCCACTCGGCGGCTGCCGTGCGGCGCTCCCACGCGATGCTGGACTGCGGCTTCACGCCGATGGTGGCGTGGTCCACAGCGTCCGACTGAGCGACCGAGGCGGCACCGCTGTCGAAGCCGCTCTGCGCGGCATACGAGAGGGTGTCTCCGGTGGTCATCTGGCCAGAGCTGAACAGGTCGCGAATCTCGAGGGGTCGCTGGGGCAGGCCCAGAATCCCGGGGAGATACTGCGGAAGGACCAGCGCGTTGCCGGGTCCGCCCGACTCCGTCTGGATGGTGTCACCTGCGGCTGCGCCCATGGGGACGCGGCCCTGATGGACACGCGGCGTCAGAACCACGCGGCCCGTGTTGAATGGCGAGCTGTCGGACTCGAGGGCGTTGCCCTCACGGAGTCGTGCATACTCGGCGCTCTGCACGAACTGCTGGCCCAGCGAACCGGACTTGGCAGGGTCGAGCGGAGTGCGGTTGAAGCGCATGCCGGGGCCACCCGTCGCCTCTGCCGTGTAGGCGCCCAGACGCTCGTCTAGTCGGCCAACGGAAAGGTTCTCTGCGGCGGCTGCCTGCTCATACGCCTTGTCCGTGTCCATCGCATCGGACATGGTGGCGTTGAACGCTTCCAGCTTCTCTGCCGGAACGTTGCCGTTCGAGTCGACAAGCGCGCGGGCGTCCTTGAACTTCTGGAGCGCCTGCTCCCGAAGTTCGGTTGCCTTGCTCATGATGTTCTCCTACTGGTATTTCTTCTCAAAGGCCGTCAAGGCTGCCACTCTGGCTCCCGGACCCGGCTCGATGGCTTGCGGTGCTGCTACCAGTGCCCCAAGCGACTCGCGAAGTCCTGCCAACTGCTCTAGCGTGCCAGCGGAAAGCGTCCTGCCTTCCTCGGCCCGCAACTCGCCCCGCTCTTTGGCATGAACGGCGAGTGCCTGCGCTTCACCGAGTACCCGGTCAAGGCGCTGGGCGAAAGTCTCCGGTCCCAGAGGCTTCCATGTGAGCTTTGCCTGCGGTAGTGATAACACGGTTTGGGCCACGTCACTCAGCCCACTCGCCCCGACGACGCTCCAAGGGGATTGCGCTGCGGCGGCGGCTTCGGCATAATCGACCGACCGCTGGGCGGTCGCCGTGATGGCGTCCTCTAGGGTCATCACACCATCGACCATGCCACGTTCGAACGCTTCCTTCGCCATGACCGTACGGCCCTGCCCGAAGGTCTCGTTGACGGTCTTGTGGTCCACGCCACGCCCGTCGACGACCGCATCGATGAACATCTCATGGTAGGCATCCACGTCATGCTGGATCGCTTCACGGGCTTCATCGGTAAGCGGCTCCGTCATGTTGCCCTCAGCCTTGTACGGGCTGCTGGTGATGAACGTGGGCTTGATGCCTTCCATGGCCAGCGCCTCGCTGTGGTCCTCATGAGCAGCGATGACCCCGATGCTGCCCACGCTGCCGCTGGGCGACACGTAGAGGGCATCCGCCTGAGTGCCCAGCCAGTAGGCCGCGCTGAAAGCGTTCGTGTTGGCCACAGCGGTCACGGGCTTGCCGTTCCCGCGCATGGCGTAGAGCTCGGCAGCGAGTTCTGGTAGGGCGTCCACCGCACCACCGGGGCTGTCGATATCGAGCACCACACCGTCGATCTCCGGGTCCGCCATGGCTGCAC